TCGCGTCCTTCTCCACCCAGGATAGTCGGCTTCAAACCTTGACGTGTCGGTGATCCACCAAACGTGGTCGCCAAGGCGCGGCGGGCCGGTCCAATCCACCGCAAAGCTAAGCCCTTTATCCTTTCGTAGGTACTTCACAGCCTCACGAACGCTGATGCTGTTATCTGGGCCGCCACCCATGTTGTAAACCCCGCTGACGGGGCGGTCAAGCCACGCGAGGATCGCCGACGCGAGGTCTTCCGCAGCGAGATTATCTCGGACTTGGCGGCCACGGTGGCCATAAACCATGTACGGCTTCCCTGAAACGGCACACTTCACAAGGTAGCCGAGGAAGCCGTGCAGCTTCGCTGCACTACCGCTGTGGCCAGTGATACAACCGCAACGGAACGCGACCGTCCGTAGGCCAAATGACCTCGTATACTCCTGGACCATAAGGTCGGCGGCCAACTTCGACACACCAAACGGCGTGTGTAGCGAAGCGTCGAGCGGGAAGTCCTCGCTAATGCCACGGTCGCTAACGCCCGTCGAGAACGAAAGTGGGTTCGGCCGTAGCCGCGTATCTTCGACGAAGTAGTCCAATGAATTGATTCGGTCACCATAAACCTTATTAGTGCTGAGGAACACGAAGACGGCCCCCGGTGCAAGCCCACGAACCGTTTCAAGCAGCTCCACCGTCCCAACCGCGTTGACGCCAAAGTCATCAATCGTCCGATTGAGGGAAAGCTCGTGCGATGGTTGCCCTGCACAATGGATCACAGCGTTCATGCCGTGGACCAGATGGAGGCGACGCTGAAAGTCCGACCAAACTACCTTGACACCGAGGCGGCGCAGCTCCGCCACACGCCAGTCAACGCTGGCGGACCAGCCAAACCACCCCGCTCGGGCGTTGGACTCCACCCCAATCACCTCGTGGCCGCGCATGTGTGCCAGCTCGGCAAATGCCGAACCAACCAATCCACCAATCCCCGTCACTAATATCTTCACCACCCCACCTCCGCGATTCACGTCACTCCGTTGTCGGCGGTAGTGACGTGTCGCTTCGCAAACGCTAGCACATCCCAGGGTACTTCTTCCCCTTCTTCGGCTTGGACTTCTTCTTCGCCACTAACAATCACCTCCTAGCTCTGCCCGCCCACGACGGTGCCGCCGGTGTTCCAGTTGAACCCAGCCGCTTCCGCCACGGCGACAGTCGCCGTCACCAGGTCCCCCGTGGTATCAAACCACAGGTAGTACTCATCCCCCGCCGAGTCCGCGAGGATGAAGCCGGACGGCTTCGCCTCGCCCTCCGGCGCTGCATAGCGGGTAAAACCCGGGAGAGGCCGTGTGCTCTTTGCCATGTCTTACCCTCCCGAACTGCCGTACACGCCGCGCCACTCGTCGTAACCGACGACGCAGCGGAAGTACGTCTTGAACTTCGCATCGCCGGTGTCGTAATCGTCACCGGGGTCGAAGGTGGGGGCTTTGCTGATGAAGTACCAGAGCCCCAGGTTCTCTTTGCGCCCGAGCACGAACCACTGGTCCGTGTCGGTGAAGCGGTGCGACAGAAACCAGCGAAGGTCCTCATCCACGAGGGGGTTGATCTCATTCCCCGCCGTGTATGGCTTGTTTGGCGACCCTAGGACCTCGCGGAACGCCCACTTGTATCGGTAGTCCCCAACGACGAGGACCGGCTTGACCGGCCGCGGCATGGACACCTCATTCACAACCCCTTCGAGGCTGTCACAGGCCGCCTGCAGCGCCGTCAAGCTGAAGTCCAGGTCCGTCGCGGGGCGGTTCGACGCCGTGCCCCCGCCCTGCAGTGCATGCGAGGTCGCACAAAGCGCCTCCGTAGACACGAAGCCCGCGCTGGTGTTCGGTGCCACGTTTCCCGTGGTCGCAAACGCATCGTTGAGGACGGTCGCGCCCACGATCTCCATGCGATCCCGAGAGCTCTCCGCCAGCTGTCGGCTCATCTTCTTCAGCGGACCGTACAGGTCAAAGTCATACATCTCCCTGGTGATCCGGAAGCCGAGCCCGTAGCTGACCTGCGTGAAGCGCTTCAACGCGCTGATGGTCGGCGTGGCAAACGTAGTCGATTGCCCCTCGGGCTTCTCCACCGCGTTGCCCAGCTCGCCCACCTTCCCATGCTCTTCATACTTCCTCTTGGACGTTTCCACGTTCAGGAGGGTTGCATACTCCGGCTTGGCCTTCTTCAACTCGTCGGACCAAAACTTCCGTGCACCAGGTGCGACGAGGGCGGAAAAGTTACCAGTCGTTGCAGCAGGCACTCTAAATCACCTCCCCTTTCGCCAGTTACGAGGTTGAACCGAGCTGGGCGAACTTGCCCAAGAACCGGAATAGGACGCGGCCGCCGCTGTCGCCGATCACGTCCCGCTTGTCGTGCTGGAGGATGACCACGCGTCCGTTGGTCGCCACGTTGATGACCTGGACCTTCGAGTTGGTCGTGTCGCGGACGAGCCCGCGCATCAACCCAACATCCGTGATCGCGGTGGCCACCTGCGTGGCGGCCGCGCTGACGAGGTTCCCGCTGAAGATGTTGCGTGGGTCCGCCAGCCACACCTTGATCTTATTCGCGCCGGCGGAGCCGTTGTGCCCATCCTCAGCGAAGATGCCAAGGATGATGGCCGGGTTGTCACCGGCTTCGATGGCGCGGCCACCGCTCAGCAGAGCCAGCTCCCCCGCCACCGCCGTCACCGACGCTCCTTCCTCGAACTCCATCATAATCGGCGGACCACCATCGTCCGTCATCACGGCTTCGACTGCAACCAAGTTGATCGTTGCCACTAACGCTCACCCCCTTCTCGTTACTGAACGATGTCGCCCTTTTCGTCGAAATCCGCCCCAGGGAACGTCTTGCGGTGCGGTTTCACAACCACGCCCTCGTCTTCCCCACCCTCGTTCGTCTTGAAAGTGGAGACCCCAGCGCCGGTGAACCCAGCATCGCGTGACTCACGGTTGGCCATCTCCGCCGCTTCGTGAAAATTCCGCGCCGGCTCGCCTTCCATTCGCTTGCGACGCAACGTGATCCGCGCCCGCTGCTGGTCCCCCACACTGATCGGCCGTTCGGCCAGGACTACGTCTCCGCTAACGCGGGTGCCATCTGGCTGGCGAATGCCAGCTTCGACGGGGCTTTCGCCATCTACGACCTTCCAACCCTGCATCAGTTGCTTGCGATTGACGTTGTGCTCCGCCTTGTTCAACCACCGATATTCCTTACCAGGTTCCTTGTGGAACACCTCAGTGCCGTCCAGCGCCTCCAGCACCGCGTCGCTGGCAACCGCCGACCGCACGGCTTCGCTGACCTTCTCCCTCGGACTCCGAGCCATGACCACGCCTCCACTGCGCGTTACCGCGCGTTACTTGTTCGCCGCGTATTCCTCTGGGGTCATCCCCATCGCCTCGGCGACGTGGATCTCCTCATCCGTCAAGTTGAACTTCTTCGCTTCGCCAGCGGGGCCGCCCCCCACCTGTTCCACTGGTGGCGTCTGCGCAGCCAGCTTCTCCTGTACCAACGCATCCACGTTCTGCCCGACGACGAAGTTGTACGCGCTCTGCCACGTCTCTGGGCGGTTTCGCAGCGTCGGATGCACCCGATCAACAAACTCCCCGATCTGCTTCTCGAAGCGCTTGAAGTGCGGCATCGACGGGTTACCCTTGTCATCCCGCTGCGAGGAGACCAGCTGCTTAGTCACCTGTGCGCTAGTTTCGTAGAAGTCGCGGACGACGGGGCCAACGCGCTTGTCAAAGTAGGCATCCAGCGCTTTTTCCGGATCGTCGAAGATCAACTCCTTGATGTCCACTGGGGCGGCCGGCGCGGCCGGAGCTGGAGATGCGCCAGGCGCAGCTGGCGCCTGCAGCTTCACGTGCTGCTCGCGCAGCTTCGCCAGAACGTCTGCCGGCTTGACTGTGTCACCGAACGTAGCCCGCCACTCCGCAGCGGGGTCAACAACCACCGGGGCCGCAGGCGCAGCAGGAGCGGCCGGCGTGCTTGGGGCGGCTGGCGTCGCAGGCACAGCTGGCGCGGCTGGCGCGGCGGGAGCTGCTGGCGTCCCCCCCGGAGCCGATGGTTCATCCGGTGCGTAAAAGATGCCGTTTCGCTTGTCCATGTTTCACTCCTTTCGCGTCGCCTCGTCGAGGCGCTCAGCAAAGAAATCGACCACCGCTTCGCACGTTACCAACGCCCCCCGATGATGTCGGTGCTCATCCCAACTCTGGGCGTTCACCGTTCCCTCCAGGGCGGCGTCCCTCTGCTCCTCCAACCATTGCTGGACCTCCTCCCATGCCGGGGACTGCAGGAAGTCCCGCCACGCCTGCTGGCGCGGGTCGGCCTTCGGCTCCCGCAACTCCTCCATTTGACCCTCCTCGCGTCGCCAGCGTCCCCAGTATCCGGGGCACGTCCGGCACAAACGAGTCCGTATCCTGCACCGCATACGCTTGCAGCAAGCGGCGAAACAGCTCCCCCGCGCCCTTCGAAATCTCTATGCCAAGCGCGCGGACTTCGCCAGGGACGTTGGGGTTGACCATCAACGCGGCGAGTTCAACCATCTTCGTGTAATAGACGCCAGCCTGCTGCATCAGCTGCGTCAGCGACTGTTTCTCCAACTCGCGGTTGTTCGCCTGCGAGGTCGCCGTGACCACAACGGACAACTGGCCCTTGAATCGCTCCCGGGGGATTTGCCACGCGGCTTCGACGAGACCGCCATCCGGCCCGACCACGTTGTACGCAATGCCTGCGGGGCGATACTGCTGGTACAGCGCCAACGCGGCTTCGCCAACGCCCGCTGTTGCGTGGCGGAGATCGCGGATCGTTAGGTCGAAGCGGCGATTCCCCTCCTGCAGAAGGGATAGCATGTTCGTTGCGGGCATTCGGTTGACCACCCGTGGGGATTCGATCCCGAGGTGAACGTCGCTGAGGCCAGTCCTTCGCTCCGCCGCCTCGCGGAGGCCGCCAAGCACAGACAGCTGCGAGTTGTATATGTCTCCAAGCTGCTCGCCCATGAGATCATTCTTCGGGTCCGCCAGGAACAGCACTTTGCCCGGATACAGTTTCTGCCCCCTCTTAATCCCCGCGCCTCGCCGGGCCTTCCAAATGCGCGTGTTTGCCAACGTCGCGTTGTCCACGAACTGGCGAAACTGCGTCGTGATGGCTTCCGCCAGCTGGCGCAACATACGCGCTACGCCAATGCCATATGCACGGCCCTCACGCCGCGTGAAACACGCTTTGTGATAAGGGCGATGTCCGTCAACGACGGGCGCGTAGATGATCCGCAAGATCGCCTCCGTCGCCTGGTCCCACGTCACCACGATGGACTCGTCCACGCCATCGCCATTAACGTCCCAATTTACCCATAGCTCCATCAGCTCGAAGACTTCATAAGTCCGTGACCGCGCGAAGCCCTCCAGCTGGTCTCGCCGCGCACGGATGGGGTCCTTGAGATCAACGGCTTGCATAGCGTCGACCGCCGCCCCTTCGTAGGAGAATGGGGGCTTCTTGCGGGACTTTAGCTGATTCGCCGTCAGACGGAACTTGTTCCCGATCCACGGGGCCTCTTGCACATCCCAATCGCCGTCGGGAAGGTACATATCCTGAATCGGGACGTAGTCCGGCCGCGGGCCAAGGTGGTACACCGTATCCGCGAAGCCGACGCTGCCATCGGGGAGGTACGTCAGCTGATGCCGAACGTCCTCCACCCACGGCATCTTGACGAAACCCGTGCCGATCTTCGTCGTCTCAAGATACCATGGCCACGCAACATCATACATCCGGAGGACGGATGACTGCGCCCATTCAAGGAATTGCTCGGTCGGCTTCGCATGACGGAGCCACCGGCTGTTCAACGGCTGCACGGTCCAGAGCGGCCGCAGGGCGAAGACCGTGTTGATCTCCCTGGCGAAGATGGCATCCACCGTCGTTGCAATCGTAGGGATTACGAAGTTTGCCGCCCCCTCGAAGGGGAAGTCCCGCGAGCCGGTCGGCGGCTGCGCCTCGTAGTCTTCGATGGCCTGCTTCCACTCCTCAACCATCGCCGAGCGACCCTCCTCCACCGCAGAGACCTCCTCGGCGAGGTAACGCTTCAGCTTTGCCGCTTCGCTCTCAACGAGGCGGATCGGTTTGTAAATGTCCGGCGCTGGCACGCTAACGCCCCTTCCTCTTGTATTGCCCCGCAGCCGTCAGGCGGCCGGCCCGCCGCATCGACCACGCAGTTGCATACGCCTGCTTCGGTGTCTTACCCTCGCGGATCATATGCTCCGTCTTCACCGCAACCGCCTTCGGCGTCATCTTGTGCTTCCCACCGTGGGTCACGTTGGTCGACGGCTTCGCCACAGCCATGTGGCAAGTGCCATCCCCACTTCGCATCTCCTTACACTGCCGCTTCGCCTGCTTCCCGTGCATCATAATGAGTACCCCGTTAGCGGGTTCCGCGCCGAGAGGGCCACCTCATCCTCCTCCGCCTCGGCGGCAACCTCCTCCTCACTCTCCGACTCGATCCATAACTGCGTGCCGTATGCGAGAGCATCCAGCAAATGCTGGTCGCGCGCCGTCGGGAACCCCTCAATCTCCTGCTCCAACTCCAGCATCCCGCGGCCGAGGAAGACGTGGCCGCGGGCGAACTCAGGCACGAGGCTGCGAATGCGGTTCTCCTTGGACACTTGTGTGTCCGTCCGGAACTCACGGACGGGGATGTAGATGCCGCGCGTTCGGGCGACGAACTGAAGGAAGGGGCCAAGGAGCTTTTGGAAGGCGACCACTTCGATGCCGACGGCAATCGGCGCCCACCGCCGGTTCGCCGCGATCAGCGCCTCGATCAACTCTAGGGGCTCCGCCTTAATCGCCGTCGCTTCGAGCACAAACTTCAGTGGAGCCGGACCTGCGCCGACCACCACAAGTCCCGTATAATCGGATTTCCGCTTTCGGGACAAGGCAGGGTCCACAAGCACGTAGCGATTGAGTTGTCCAACTCCATAAGCAGTTGATCGTCCCTCCTTGTCAACCACCCCCGTTGGTACAAGCCGTCCATCCTCGCCCAGATCGTAATAACGGAGCCAGGATCGCTGGAATTCGGCCACCGAGGGGTCAGACGGGTCCAGCAGATATT